CGCCAAAGTGCAAAAATGAAGTAATAAACTGAAGCCCCGCGCACCGAAGTGCCAAAACTAAGTACAAAACTGGTGTCACATGCGCGCTAGCTTAGTACAAAACTAAAATATCCCCGTCCCCACCCTGGATATTATACCATAGCGGGGTAGTGCCTGTCAAGAAGAAACTTGCGCGGGTTTTTGACAAGTTTTGCGGCGATTTGCGAAGATTTTTGCGTTTTTGCGAAGATTTTGACACAAAGTGTCGTGGTTTCGCGTCCCGCCCCCGAGAATTCGCTGGCGTTATTTTATGTAAAAAACTTTCGCTCATCTATTGACAATTTCATTTGCGCTCTGTATAATATTTATTATGACATTTAGAAATAGACTAAGATTACACAAGCTAAAAACGACTATGAAGGAGTATAGCTTTTTGTTTTACTTTCTAGCAATGATGGCTCTGATGTTAGGACTCATAGCCCTTGAAGCCAGAGGAGTAATAACCTAAAAAACCTAAAAAACTTCTTGACAAACCGATAATGGCTCTGTATAATAGAAGTATAAATAGGAAAAACAATGAATTTTTTACAACGCATTTTTAATAGGAGAAACGATATGGCAGAAGCCAAGAAAAACTACACAGATGAGATGGTCGCTCATATGACAAAGACCTACGTAGCTAATCCTACAAGAGAAACAGTTGACGCATTAGCACAACACTTCGGTAAATCAGTAAGAAGTATCATTGCTAAACTTTCAAGAGAAGGCGTATATGTTGCTCAACCTAAAGTGACTAAAACAGGAGAGCCAGTTGTTCGCAAAGCAGAACTAGTTGCTCAAATCCAAGAGTTAACAGGTGGCACATTTCCAACTCTAGTGAAAGCTAGCAAAGCTGACTTACAGAACTTAATCGAAGCTCTTAGCTAAGATAACTGTTCGGCAGGTGGTAGCAAGTATATAAGCTACCACCGACAGCCACGAATTCTTTTTCGTGTGCCTAAAGTAAAGAAACTAAATTATTTTAAGCAAACGAAAAATAATTCTTGACATGGCACTCAAATTTTTGTATAATATTTATATTGAATGAGGGAAAACAACGCAAGTTTGACCAAAGCAAAAAATAAATGATTGAGCTTAGACCAAGCAATAATGACTTCTAGCCCCTGGCGATAATGAACTCTAGCTTGTAGCCAATAAATAATGCTCAAACTTGCTGGAAACCAAATCGGTGGAAACCTTAAATACAGAGAACCCATGTTAGGAACTGTAGCCGAATTGCTCCATCTAGTGTCGAGCAAGTAAAACAAAACATCACTAGGGGCGAGTTCGACCCAGCTACGAATAAAGGAGGTCAAGGCGCAGACAGAAAGCGATAACAATAGTAGTAATTGAGCCGTAGATTATGACTAGACAATCTCGGGAGCGGAATGCTCTTCTACAAGGCAGTCAGTAGTGGCAGTAAACGTCAAACGCACTCAGTAAGTCCTTAGTAGGAAAACTATCCCTACATTGCTTGGCGATGGGATATAAAAAAGTGAACAGCGACCCTTCGGTAAGTAATCGTATTAAGCATGAAAACCGATGCGCAAAGACCACCAATGAAGTAGACAAGCGGAGTGACTAAACGACATCTTAGTTCTCAGGTTATGAGGTCAAGTGCATAGCGTCACGAGATAGCGGACTAGCAGAAACCCTTCTAGTCTACCTGCGATATTAGTGAGGAGACTTACCCAATATTCCTTCGAGGTAGCGCATAACTGAATACCGAACTGTATAGCTAACAGTAGGAAGTTGCAAGAGTAAACGACAGCTAATTAGTATAAAAGCCAAGTCGGTTGACCAAAGGTAGTGGAAGAGCTGACGAACCACTCTAAATATACCAGCACATCAAATAATGTAGGGTCGAATCCAGTATTCTTAAATCCCACTTTTTGAGCCCAACAAGTAATACGCTTCGTTGGGTTTTTTTGTGCCTGCCGAAAATAATTCTTGACAATCAGTAGAAGGCGTGATATAATATACATATTAAAAAATAACAAAAGAATTTTAACAGGAGAAGCGACATGAACTTAATATTTTTAAGCAAAACAGACAAAGAGCTTCAAGCTATGCGCTTTCAACAAGACAGCGATGGCAAAGCGGCTAGAAAAGAAATCCAAAGAAGAAAGATGGTAGGCTACTGTGATGGCACAGCTATACAAACAGTAGACGCTAAAGAGCCTTTGGTAGTGGAGTCAACTATTGGAACAAGCCCAGAAAGGGTGTACGCTGCAGGCGTAAGGAGAAATAGATGATGCCAGACGAAGTAGTAAAACTATTAAGTGATATGTCTGACACTTACCTAAATGAAGTAGCCACTAAATTGGTGGCTACTGATTCTGACAGAGCTCAGACACTAGAGGCGTTCATAGGCTATGCGCTTATGGATAAAGATTTAACCCAGAATAGAGTGCCACAGGCTCAGCAAGAATTAAACTTGCCTGACCCAGAGCATATTCGACAACAGATTGAAGGAGGTGGCTAATGCCAGCAAAATTTAAACCAAGTGAAAGAGTATATGCTAAAAACGCTAGAGGCGCACGCATGAGTACTCAACCTAGAAGTAGAAAGTTTAAGCACTATTATTTAAAAAACCAAAGTAAAGAAACTTTATTTGAGGCGATAAATAGTAGCAGAACTAAACCAAAACACAGACAAAAGTTTCTAAACGAACTCGTAAGACGAGGCGTGAAGATTGTGTGGAGGGCTAAAGATGATAGTTAATTTAAGTCAAAAAGAATATGCTCAGTTCAAAAGCAGAGTAGATATTCTAGCTAAAAAAGGGATAGTGCTTGACCACACAGTAGCAGGTGCTAATAAAAGAGTAGTAAAACTAACCATGCACAAAGAGTATGATTGGGAAAAATTAGACGAGGTGTGCGATGACAGATAGAAATAGAAAGAAACTAAAGCGTATGGAAAGGGACATTGGCCGAATAAAACATTCATTAGAGCTAGTAAGAACTATAATTCCAGTATTCGTTCTAGTTCTACAAATAATAATTTTAATTAAGGTGGTATAATGACAGACAGAAAGAAAGCAGCAAAAGCTATATTTGAACAACACAAACTCAATGTCAGCCAGCAAACTGGAGTGGTAAGAGATGGAGTAGGAAATGTAGTCGGCAGACAACAATGGATAGTCGGCTGCAACTACTCCTTCGATGGCTCAGAGGAGATAATTGTAAACGCAGCTTCACAAGAGGAAGCTGAGCAAAAGGCAGAAGAAATAATAAGTAGAAAAGCTATCAGAGCTAAGATGGAACTTGGCCCTTTTCATACAGAGTTTTCTATGCCGAAAGGAGATTTTTAGTGGGCAAAGTAATTCCGTTTCCAAATATGCCTTCAGACAAGGCAAGAATAGAAAGGTTAGAAGCCAGACTCAATGAGTTGGAAACTGAAAATACTTGGCTAAAAACAGACATGGAGCATTTGAGCGAAGTACTTGAAGGCAACATAAGAGAAATGCAAAGCATTTTAAAAGACCTAGCAAAGTTACATAAGCTAGAAGATGAACCGATAGTAGAGTTCACAAACGAGTGGGGTGACGATTTTGAGTTCACCCCTGATTTTAATTTAGACGACCCAGAGGACGATTAATGGAAGAAAAATTTGGAAAAGAAAACAGCATCAGCTACAGCGTAGATGATGATGGCATACTTATAATTAAGATAGACACCACAAAAGAATTAGGCCCTTCGGCTAGTGGTAAAACTACCTTGATTGCAAGTAGTGGCGGAAATGCTAAAATTAATATAGGGAACGAGTTGCATGGTGATAGGATTGTAAGCCTAGGCCTCAACTTGTATTATTAAGGAGATGGCTGTGGCAACAAACTATACTGAAGAACAAGTCGAGATGATGCGAGCTCGATATCAAGAAGAGCCGACTCGTGAGACAGTAGAAAACCTAGCTGAAGAGTTGAACAAAAGTATCAAATCTATCATAGGTAAGCTGTCAAGAGAAGGCATATATCAAAAAGCAATCTACAAAACAAAGACAGGCGAGATACCTATAACAAAATCTCAGCTCATACAAAAGATTGCTGACTTACTAGAAATAGATAGTAGTAAAATTATGGGGCTTGAAAAAGCACCCAAGCAAGATATTAAGTATCTATACGAAGTATTAGGAGGAAATGATGGCTGACCATGTAATGAAGAAGTATAAAGCGATAGTAGAAAAAACAATCTATGTCGCTGAAGAAGTAGAAATACTAGCAGAAACTGAAAGACAGGCAGAAGAAACATTAGATAATTACGCAGTAGGCGAGGGCAGTCCTAACCTAAAAGTAGTCGAAGTCGACGAGCAAGAAGTCACCATAGATTATTGGAGTATCACTTCTAGTGAAGAACTAGGTGTTGACGAATTTATGAAATATAAAGACGAGCTACACTAATGAGAGATTACTGGGAGAGCTTCGTATTAGCAGTAGTTCTCCTACTCTCCATCTATGCCTTAACTTAAAATAGTTCTTGACAAATCCTTAAAAGCCTAGTATAATATCTATATGATTATAAAAGGAAATATGAGATATAGCCCATCTGGGCGAAAGAGAAAGACTAACGCATACAAGAAAAAGCGTAAGCCAGTCTTCAAAAAACAAAACACACCCAAGCCGAACTCTCGGCTAGAAGAAATCAAAGCACACCGAGAAAAATACCCTAGCTTACCTATAGGCAGTACTAAACCTACTGAACCTGTGGATAATTCTTACAAGCAAGAGGTATCTAAAAAATATACTGTGGCTATCGCTTACAACAAAGGCGCATACCAAGTTATTCCAAACGAAAATATCAAGGACATAGGCAAGTAGTAAATCTAAGCTAAACCGCAACGGGGTTAGTAGTAAATCTAAGCAGAATTACAGCCTGTAGCGGGGTTATTACAGTCTAGGGGAAATTGGGAAAGGAGAGGAACAAACTTGATACAGTCAGTAAAGAACCGATAAATATATTTTGAATTGGGGAAAGTTGTGAAAGAAAGTATGACTTTGTAATAGATACAAGTGTAGTAACTTGGTTTGAAAGGTTATGGTTTGATATAATTGATATTAGCCTTGTTTAGTTATCACAGAATAATTAGTTGCTTTAATTGAAACCAATTATAATGATTACAAGAGATACCAGCTTTCGAGCCATCTCTTCTGAGGAAGAGCTGTCTCTCAGGTGGTACTCTTAGTGTAGATAAATATTAACTTGTTTAACAGTGGTTAGCTCGGTTCATTATCAATTTATGTATATATTATACCATAATTTTAACAAAATAGCAAGATCGATTTTTGAGTACCTCATTGAATCGCGCATCTGGAAGCCTTCTATCTAACAGAAAAAAGTTTATTTTTTGAGTAGGAAGTTGAAATTAGAAGGGATATTTTCCATGCGGCCTTCGTGGTGGTAGGGAGTTTTGTTGTTGGAGCTTTGCTGCTCTGCGTTTCGCAGCGTTCATTTTTATTTGTTTTTTCTCAGACTTCGTTACATGGTACTGTTTGTTTCGGACATCTTCAAGTATGCCGTTGCGTTGTACATAGCGTTTAAATTCACGCAACATTCTATCGAAGTTAGGTTGGCGTCTTTTATCATGTCGTTTTCTTCTCATATAAATCTGCAGGTCGGTGTTTTCGTATTAGTTCTCCAAGTTTTGATTCGATACCAAACTGATTGCCAACCATGACCTCAATGAATTTGACAACCCAAGCCATATCGTATGCGAATGACTCACGAGTAGTATCTATATTATATTTCTCTAGCAAAATGAGAAGTTCTAAAGAAATATCATCTGTTAATTGTTCTGCTTGTTCTTCTCTATCAAGCTTTATTTTCGGAAAAGGAATTACTTTTCCCATGATTTACTCCTATCGTCGTGTGCTGTTGAATGACCAACCACGCTTGCGTAAGTAATGGACTTTTGAATAGATGGCACTAGTACTTTTACCTAGTTGTGAAGCTATCTCTTCGACACTCTTTTCGCCATATAACTCTTTTAGTAGGCGAATATCCGAGTCTGTCCATTTGCTTTTAGATATTTTCATACTTCTATTATACTTCAAAATAAGTATAAAGTCAAGAACTATTTTTAGGTAAGTAGAAAATAATTCTTGACTTAGCGTTGGAAAAATAGTATAATATATGTAATGGAAAAATTCTGTTGGGCAAGGGCAAACTTAATTTAAACCAAATAGGAAAATCAAATGGAAATAAACTCAACAGACATATATTATTTCGTATTTTTAGGATTTTGTATTCACATGACTTGGATGATAGCCAAGCGTGAGGGTATCTCCCAAACTCTTGATTACTTGCGAGAGAAGGGTGAAATCGACTTTGACGACTGAAAAATAGTTGTTGACACGATGCTGAATTTTTGTTATAATATATATGTAGTGTAAAAACTACTATTCAAACAATTGCGCGGAGTTGTAGGACTTCCATAACAAAACCTACATTATGTCTGGCACGAGTAGGAAACACAGCTTTCCGAGGGATGCGGCAGGAGTACCACTTCCACCAGTGGTCGGGTTTTAGTGTACAGACGGATTTTAACAAACAGAGTCGCCGAAAGGGACTCACAGACAGACGCCGAAAGGGTCTGAAGGAGAAAGAAATGACAGGAATGACTGCATTAAACTTTAATGATTTCGATAAGTATTTTATCGGATTTAATCGTTTGCATGACGAGCTAGCAAGAAGGGTTGACCAACAGCCCGTAACTAACTATCCAAGATACAACCTAGTAGCTATCGGAGAAGAATCTTATAGGATTGAGATGGCACTTCCAGGCTGGAACAAGGATAACATCGAGATAAAGCAACACAAGAATAAACTTACCATAGAGGGTATAGAGAAGCAAGAATTAGAGGCGAATGAAAAGTATGTCCACAAAGGATTAAGTGGAAAGACTTTTTCAAGAGTCTTCACGCTTGGAGATTGGGTTGAAGTAAGAGATGCTGGCTTCAAAAACGGAATGTTAGTAATTAATCTACAGGTTGATATACCTGAAGAACAAAAGCCTAGAACAATAGATATAGGCTAAGGAGAAAAGTATGCAAAAAGCATTGCGATTCTTTAATCGCTATGCTAGTATGCAAGCGATTCAAGAGTTTAAAGACAAATACTGTCCTGATGGACAAACTTGTGAGAATATAGCGATGTTCGGTGGAATGGCTTTTATAGTCTGGTTCATGTACATAGCTATGTTACCAATTATGTAATGATTATAACAGAACAAGCGTTAGAAAAATTACAAGAGAGAGTCGCCTCAGCTCAAGTCTGGGGCGCTCGTCTTTCTATAAAAGGTGGAGGCTGTGGTGGATATATGTATGAGTTAAGCTATGAAGATATGCCTAGTTTAACTGATATAGTATATAATAAAATACTAGCAGTAGATATTCAAAGTAATGAATATATGAAAGACGCCAAACTAACTTGGCAAATAAGTGGTGTTCAAGAGGAGTTTATCATCGAGAACACACAGTTAGAAAGTGGACGCTGCGGCTGTGGTGAAAGCTTTTACATGGAGTAATATGAATATAGGACAAAAAGGAATAGATTTAATTAAACACTTTGAAGGGTGTGAGCTAAATGCATATAAATGCCCAGCTGGAGTATGGACAATAGGATATGGACATATAAAAGGCGTAAGTGAAGGTATGTCTATAACTCAAGAGCAAGCAGAACAAATGTTACTAGACGAGCTCAAAGAGTATGAAAACTATATAAATGAGCTCGTAACAGTAAATCTATCACAAAACCAGTTTGATGCCCTAGTATCATGGGTATACAATCTCGGCCCAGCAAATTTACAATCTTCGACTTTACTAAAAGTATTAAACTCAGGTGATTACTCAGGCGTTCCTGCTCAAATTGAAAGATGGAACAAAGCTGGAGGTAAGGTACTTGAGGGCTTAATTAGAAGAAGAGAAGCAGAAAGCGCTTTATTCTGTGAAAATTAAGTATAAAGGCGATACGATTGAAGTACCTGATGACTTCATAATTAAATGTGGTCAGCATGCAGAATCAAGAGGAATGACCTTAGAAGAGTATATAGTCGAAGCATTTACAAAATTAGAACAACAACAACAACCAACAGCTGTAGATGATGCAGCTGATGTGATGAGTGATTACGACCCTTTGAATGACGATAGTATGCAGGGTTGTTAGTGAGTAAATATGACCCAAAAATTTAGCAAAGAAGAACTTCAAAATTCCAAAAGAATATATAAAAGTGCTACGCCTAAATTAACCATAGATTGGTATATAAAGTGGGTATCATCAGTTCTATTAATTATGGCAATGTTTGCTAGAGGTTTTGAAGAACTCAAACTCCTAGACTTAGTATTTTCAACACTAGGTTGTATGGGTTGGTTAGTGGTGAGTCTTATTTGGAAAGATAGGGCTTTAATTATATTAAATTCTCTTGCCGTATTCGTATTAGGTTCGGGAATCGTGAGGTATTTTTTAACATGATAACACAGGACTACGAATTCAAGATAGTTGTAAAAACAGATGTAGCAGAGGGCGACCCAGCTGATTGGCTATTCAAAGCAGTCAATGAAGGACTTTTCAAAGAGAAGTGCCTAACTACATTTCTTACCGAAGTAACTCCCATAGACAGTTCAACACCTGAATATAAGTGGTTAGCTGATATGGAAGAACAAAGGTATGGGGCAAAAGAATAAGTTATAGGAAGTATATGGACGAAGAAGCGTCGGATTTATACGCTGTTTTAATCGAACAGCAAAAATACAATCCATCACAGGCAGTAAAAGTGTTAGTACACTTTAGATACTGTTCCTCTGATGAAGCTTGGCAGATTGCTAAGCTATACCACGCCAAACAGGGCATTAATGAGCAAAGACATACGCATAAACAACGCAAAGATAGCTATAAAACTTCTGTTAAAACAGCAGAAAGCTACGCGTAGCCCCTCACTTTGGCAAAGCTACGAAGATGAAATAATATTACTTCGTAAAAAATTGGGAGAGTTAGAACATGGCAAACATGAATAATATGGGACAGTTCTCTGGCGATATGGATAGGAACGAAGTTGAGATAGACCTTAACAAGTTCATGGCTTTATTGCAGGAGAAGTCCGAACTCAAAGATAGAATAAGAGAACTAGAAGATGTAAATAATGTAAACCCTTGGCAAAAAGGTATTTTTCTTGCACAGATGGTTGATAGTTGGAGAATATTCCCTAGAGCTTTTTTAAGTATCTATATGTTTCTTCTTTACTTTGCAACCTTTTGGTTTATGGAATTACCAGACCCTAGTTTAGAACAATCAGGCTTAATATCAGTATTAGTCGGAGCAGGCGCAGCTTGGTTTGGATTATATGCTGGAACACACAAAGCCCCAACAGCAGGACAAGACCAGAAAAAGTGATAGAAGTATATGATAATGTTTTACCAGAAGTAGTAAGAGAACAACTGTATATGTTGGCAATAAATGCCAACTATCAAATAGGTTGGGAAGACACAGCTACTTTTGAAAATAAACAATATCCTTGCTTACATCACAAAATCAGTTCACAGGAGTGGGGAGAGCTAAATTTTTTAGATGCGATATGCGACAACACACTTAGAAGTTTTCTTAACAAATACAAGTACGAAAACGCCACAATAAATTTAGCAACTCCCTCTTCTATTCAGTTTCCTCATACTCATGGAAGAGCACTCAAAGTTTTAGTATATTACTTTAACCCAGAGTGGCGAAATGAATTCTATGGGGAAACTATATTTTATGATGATACACTTTCAGATGCTACTAGAACAGTATCATACAAACCAAATAGAGCAGTACTTTTCGATGGAGGGATTCCCCATTCCATCAGACCTTCTTCTATAGTAGCTCCCGCCTACAGATTTACGCTAGGAATATTCTTTCGAGAACTCAACTTTATAGAAGAGGCAAGAGTATCGTGAATCAAAAAATAATACTTGACAACGCACTTAAATTTTAGTATAATATAACTATGAATATATTTATACTTGACGAAGATATAGACAAATGTGCCGAAGCTCATGTTGACCGCCATGTTATCAAGATGATACTGGAGTCAGCACAGATGCTTTGTACAGCACATTGGATAAACAAGTATGTAGGCGATATACCAAGGAAACTAGAATCAGATGAATGGAACAAAGTTAAAGAACAAAAACAAAACGAACCGAGAGATTTTCCCTATCTTCCTACTATGCACAATCACCCTTGTAGCATTTGGGTTAGGGAGTCATTGGACAATTACGAATGGTTATACTGCCTTAGCTTGGCCCTTGACGAAGAATACGGAGTCAGATACGGAAAGTCGCATAAATCAGTGCGTGAATGCATATTATTATTACCCGACATCAGTATACCACGGCGTGGACTTACACCATTTGCACAAGCTATGCCTGACTCACTTAAAGGAGAAAACGCAGTCGAAGCCTACCGAAGATTCTACCACAAAGACAAAGCAACCTTTGCCAGTTGGAAAGTCAGAGGAAAACCAGAGTGGTGGAACGAAGAGTACGCAGACTATGAACAGAGGATAACAAGATGAGCCCATTTGGATTAGCAACAACAGGCGCAGCAACTATATTAGGATTTTTCTACTTAGTTATTTATCCTGACTTAGAATATACAGGAGGCACTAGCACTAGAAGTTGCACAGGAGAGTGCTATGCAGAGTATGTCAGACAGTTTGGTACACCAGCTGAAATGGAGAGAAGAAAACAAGCTCTTGCAGCGGGTGACCAATTCAGTAGTATAAGAAGTTTATGGGCAGGCTGTGCAGCTTGTCATGGACAGCAAGGAGAAGGCATGGCAGTATTTCCAGCATTAGTTGGAAAAGACAAACAATATATAGTAGATAGACTAAATGCTTATAAAAACAAAGAAGAAGTAGGCAGTATGTCATCTACTATGTGGGGACAAGCAGCTATGCTTTCCGATGCAGAGATAGATACTATTGGAGAGTTTGTACAAGCAGGATTTCCTAAGTGAGAGTATTAGAGGCTGCATTTCATGGGGGAACTCGAATGTTTTCTGAGCGCCCCTATGGGTATAAAAGATATATAGTGGAGTACC